GAGCACTTATATAAATTACTAAGTGGTTATATACGTATATTTAGTAGTATTATAAACTACGAAGTTTAACTTGTCAAGAGAGAAATTTAATGGCTGAAGGCGAAGTTTTTATTAATGGTTTAGGTCCTGGAGTACCGCAATGGTCCACGGAAAAAACTCTTGCAGAGATAAAAGCCATACTAGCTAAAGAAAATATTCTAACCTCAGATGTTAGTAAAAGAATCGATAATGTAGCAAAAGGAAATGCCGAAACTGTAAAAGTATTACGTGAAACTGTAGCAAATGAAAGAGCAAATCAAAAAGCAACACAAAAACTAACAGAAGTAACTAAATCTCAGATACAAGAAGAAAAGACATCAAGAGGTATATTCAGCAATATATACAAAGGCATACAAGATTTAATAAGACATGAGCAACTAACAGAACAATATAATGCTAAAAGAGCCCAATCGTTAGAAGATGCTCTAACGAAAAAATATGAATTGGGCGGTAAAGTAGATCCAGTAAATGCAAGATTTCAAGCAAAAATGGATATGGTCACTAAAGGTACACAAGACTCAAGTGCATTAGGAGATCCCTTTCAAAAAACTATCAAAGGTCTAGCAGGTGTTACAGTTGCGGCTGAAGGTTTCAATGCATTCTTAGGACAAGCATTCGAAGATAGATTTAATCTTGCAAACGAAATTAGACAAACAGGTTTATTTGCAGGTTTGGATAGTGCATCATCAGGTTTAGTTGGCTTTGCAGAGGCAGTTAGAGAAAATAATTTCACATTAGGACAAGCGGCAGAATTTACTAAAACATTTGCAAGGGCAGTTGGTATCAATGGTGTCGAAGCATCCATGAAGTTTGTTAATGCAATGGCATTTGACAGAGAACTTGAAAATGGAGAAAAGGCATTAGGTATGATGGCTAGATTTGGTATGGACTTTAGACAAGTCAGTATCATGTCAGGTGAATATCTTGATTCATTAAGAGCGGCGAATATGTTAGGTTCGCTTAATGAACGACAAATGCAACAAGGCATGGAAGACTTTATGGACGGAGTTCAAGCTACGTCAAACGTATTAAAGATTAGTTTAGAAGAATCTGCAAAAATGATTTCCGATAGATTTCAAAGAGATGATGTTGCAGGTTTCTTAGCATTATTAGACGACCAGAAAAAACAACAAACAATAGGTGCTTTGGCAAATGTAGGTCTTAATGATGGTAGTGCATTAGGAGAGGCAATTATAAAAAGAATTGCTATGGGCGGAGAAGGCTTTATGCTTTCACAAGAAAGAGCCCAATTAATGCAAACAGGACAAGGTGCTGAACTAGTCAGACTTATTGAACAAGTAGGTATGGTTGCTGATAACGGAGGTGATGTTCAGAAGGCAGTAGAAACATTTATGTCAGGAGCCGCTCAAATGGTCGATTCCAATGAAAACAATTCAGCAACCAGGGCTATGATGACAACGACTTCACCAGAACTATTAAAAATATTTAGTGAAATTGAACAATTCCGACAAACTATAAGTGGTATAACTCAAGGCGAACAAGAACTTACAGATGCAGATATGGCACAAGTTACAAAAGATGAACTTCAAAGACAATCAGTTGTAGCAGTAGAAGGATTAGTTAATACACAAATGGAAGCGTTTTCAGATAATTTAGAAGGCTTCAATACTCAAACTGCAAAATTAATTGGTAACTTTGAAGAATTTGGAAATGATTTAGCACCGGCGGCGGCAGGTATAACAAGGGCGGCAGGATTTGTTAGAGAGTCTTTAATGGGTCTAGCAAACTTTGGAATGGATATTCTTAATGTTGCATCAGGTGGTGTAAATTCAGCAACTTCAGGAATATTAAATGTAACAGGTGCAAAAGATACAGTAGTAGGTAATCAAATGACAGAGGCAGGTGAAAGTAATGTCTCAGAAGAAAAAAATTTAGAACAAAAAGAAAAGACATTAAGCATTCAAGGTGGTAGAGAATCTCTTGAAAATACAGGTGCTTTTTCTTTTGGTGGCTTTTATGATAATGATGCAGAAAGTATGTTTGACGAAATTGCATCAGTATTAAGAGGTGATGGTACAAATGTAGATGAGGAAGCCAAAAAAATAGCAGAATTAATAGGGTTTGATACATTTAATAAAAATCAAAACTTTAATCAAGAAGAATTTTTAAGGGCATTAGAAGCCATAAAAACTACGGATCAATTCAATGCTGAAGGATCCCAAGACAAACTACAAAAACTATTGGATGCGATAAATCAATTAGATACATCATTTAAAGACAATCCTTTCTTTGGAATAAGTGATGAAAATAGAGCATTAAGAGAACAAGAAAATGTTGCAGATAAGAATAGATTAATTAGTACAATAGAACAATTAATAAAGGAAATTAGGGATCAGTAAGATTGAGGTTGACACCGGGTCTAAAACGTGATACTATAGGAGCATAGGATTAAAAAATGAGTTGGAAAAAATACTTTAAGACATACGATGGAATGCCTGAAAAGATGCCAGTATCCACTGGTACAGGTGTAACCGCGGATGCAGATACAAAAAGATATTCCAGTTGGCTACCAGAAGTCTATCAAGGACAACCTAATCGTGTTCAACGATATGGACAGTATGACCAAATGGATCTAGATAGTGAAGTGAACACTGCATTAGATACTATTGCAGAATTCTCTACACTAAAAAATCAATATACAAAATTACCTTTCGAAGTAGAATACCAAGAAGAGGCAACTGATACTGAAAATGATATCATTCAAAAATCTCTAAGACAATGGTGTAACTTAAATGATTTACACAAACGTATTTTTAGAATTTTTAGAAACGCAGTAAAATATGGTGACCAAGTTTTTGTACGTGATCCAGAAACATATAAATTGTTTTGGGTAGATCCTGCAAAAATCGAAAAAGTTATTGTTAACGAAGGTAAAGGAAAAAAGATTGAGGCATATTATATTAAAGATATGGATGTCAATCTACAAAGTTTAAATGTAACCGCAGACGAGAACAAACTCTTACATTCATCAGCAGGATATCCTAATAATCCTAATGTCAACGCAAATACAACTCAAGGATATGCCGCTGGTTCTGTAGGAGGAACTAGATATGTTTCAGAGCAAACATCAACTCCAGTTGATGCAAAACACGTAGTACACATTTCATTAAGTGAAGGCATTGATGGCTTCTGGCCATTTGGTAATTCAGTTTTAGAACCTGTATTTAAGGTCTATAAACAAAAAGAATTACTGGAAGATGCAATCTTAATTTATCGTGTACAAAGGGCACCAGAACGTAGAGTATTTTATATTGACGTTGGTAATATGCCAACACATAAAGCACGTGCCCATTTAGAACGTATCAAAAATGATATTCATCAAAGACGTATACCTTCAAAAACAGGTGGTGGTCAAAACATTACAGATAGTGCATATAATCCACTATCAATTATGGAAGATTATTTCTTTGCTCAAACGGCTGAAGGTCGTGGTTCTAAAGTTGAAACATTACCAGGTGGTGAGAACTTAGGTCAGATTGATGACTTAAAATATTTCAATGATAAGTTAATGCGTGGTCTAAGAGTACCGCCAAGTTATCTAGGTAGTTTAGATAGTGATGGTAACGGTTACAATGATGGTCGTGTAGGAACTGCATTTATTCAAGAATTCAGATTTACAAAATTCTGTGAAAGATTACAAAAGATTGTTGCTGAGGAAATGGATAGAGAATTTAAAATGTTTTTAAAACACAGAGGCGTTACTATCGAAAGTTCTTTATTTGATTTAGTATTTAATCCTCCGCAAAACTTTGGTAAGTATCGTCAAGCAGAGGTAGACCAAGTAATGATGAATGTATTCACTGCTATCGAAGGTGCTGAATATGTAAGTAAACGTTTTGCAATGAAACGTTTCTTGGGTCTAACAGATGAAGAAATATTAGAAAATGAAAAACTTTGGTCCGAAGAAAAAGGTACCGGTGATCCTGAAGGACAAGATGGTCTTAAATCAGTAGGTGCATCTATTCCTGGAGGAGACTTTGAAGGTGGTGCTGAACCTGAATTTGATGAAACTGATACCGAAGGTGCAGATACAGAGTCAGGAGATTCACCAATCTCAGGCGCTGAAGGTGACTTAGTATCAGATGATGACGAATAAAGATAAATACATTTGTTAGAAACATTGGAATTTTATAATGAAGTATTCAGAAATTAAGGAAAACTATTCTCCTGAAAGAGATAAGCACAATAGTATAGAATTAGACGATACTAGAAAGAAACGTCTAACACTTTCACACCTTAATGATTTGAGAAAAATTAGAGCATATAGAGAATACAAGAATGACCAGAAAAAAGTGCAATTAAAAACACAATATGGTGGTTCTTCTAAAGGTTCTGAAACTCCTGCTGACTTATAAAAACGTCAAATTTCTTACACATATAGTGCTATAAGTACGTATTTAAAGAACATAAGTAATATTCTAAATAACTTATGATCCAGAATGGCTTAAAAAGTAGCCATTTTTTCACATTTCCGTCATAAACCCCAAATACCTCTATAAATACATGTGAAACAAATAGAAGTGTTTCTACAACCTTGCCACAGTTCATGTTTTGTGGCTGTATATAGATAAGGAGACGTATTATGTCAAGAAGTACACTAGAAAACGTACTAGAACTTCTTATCAACGAGGAGCGTGAAGCCGCAGAAGCCATGTTACATGACTTCATAGTAGCCGAAGCTCGTAGAATCCATGAAGAACTTCTAAACGAAAGTGACGAAGTTGTAGAAGAAGACCTTGAAGATATAGACGAGTCTGAGGATGAAACCGTTGAGGAAGCATCGAAAGACGCAGAACCTGAATCAGTAGAATCAAATGATGAAATTGAATCAGACAAAGCAGAAATCGAAAACGAAGAATTCTATGACGAAGACGAAAAATCAGAAGATGAAGCAATGGACGACCTAGAAATGGACGATGCTGAATCTAAAGAAGGTGATATCGAGGATCGTGTAGACGACCTAGAATCGAATCTTGCTGATTTGGAAGCAGAATTCGAAAAAATTATGTCAGGCGAAAAAGATGACATGGAAGATGAAGCCGATGAAGAAGAGGCTGAAATGGACATGGAAGCTGAGGCAGTTGAAGAACCAACAATCGAAGAAACATCAGAAGTAGAAGAATCATCAGAGGAAGCTACAGAAGATAAAGTAGAAGAAGGTTCAGAAGACGAATTAGAACTTGACCTAGAAGAATCAGATGAAGATTCAGACGATGCGGAAGAAAAATTGGAAGAATATAAAACTCCAATGACTGCAAAAGCAGGCGATAATGGCGACAATGCTAAATCACCAGTTAATGCAAATCCAAAACGTCCTGGAGACGATTCAAGTGCGGCGCCAGTAAAAACCCACGATGGTAACACTGCGGGCGGAAAAGGCGATGCACCAAAAGATATGGCTACAAAAAATGTAAACGTATCTGGAAACAGTAAAGCACCAGCAATGAAGCCGGCATCGGCATCAGCAGGTGATGATGGGGCTAACACTAAGTCAGTTTCATCGTAAGAAATACTTTTGGAGATAACCAATGACCGTTCTTATAGAAAGACTATCACATAATCAAGCGAAAGTTAAATCTCGTATTGTTGAAGGTGATGATGGTGCTAAGAACATGTTTATGGAAGGCATTTTCGTTCAAGGTAACGTAAAAAATGCTAACCAACGTGTTTATCCGGTTAACGAAATTGCTAACGCAGTGGAGTCAGTACAAAAGAAAATTGACGAAGGTTTTCCTGTACTAGGCGAATGTGACCACCCACCAGAATTAACTGTCAACGTTGACAGAGTTTCGCATATTATTGAATCTATGTGGATGGATGGACCGAACGGGTACGGTAAACTTAAAATTGTTCCTACACCAATGGGCAACATTATCAGAACATTAATCGAGTCAGGCGCTACACTAGGCGTTTCATCTCGTGGTTCAGGTGAAGTTGGTCCAAATGGTGAAGTGAAGAATTTTGAGATTGTCACAGTAGACATCGTTGCACAACCAAGTGCGCCGGAGGCCTACCCTAAGGCAATCTACGAAGGTTTAATGAACATGCGTGGTGGTTACCAAACTTGGCAACTAGCACAGAATGTACAACAAGACAAGGTCGCTCAAAAGTACTTGTCAGAACAATTAGTTAAGTTCATTAATGAACTTAAACTTTAACAGGAGAAGCAACAATGGCAAACGAAATCCTTGCTAATCTTCTAGAGACTGGTGTTCTATCCGAAGAGGCTAGTTCACAAATTAAAGAGGCTCTGGACAAAAAACTATCAGAAGCAAGAGAGGAGATTACAGCCGAGTTGCGTGAGGAATTCGCACAAAAATTTGAACATGACAAATCAGTAATTGTCGAGGCTATGGATAACATGCTTAAGAATTCAATTACAAACGAAATGGCAGAGTTCAAATCAGACCGTGAATCTCTAATCGCAGAACGAGTTGCATATAAGAAAGCAATTTCTGAACATGCAAAACTCCTTGAAAAATTCATTACTTCTCGTTT